TCTTGACTGCGCCCAAAAAGCGCGGTACAACGCTCGCATGAGCGCCCCGATCCCCACCCCCGCAGAGGCCGAAGCGGCCTTGAGAGACGCCAAACTGAAGGCCGCGTGCGGTCTGGAGTACGCCGTCAACCTGATGAACGATACCCTGACCGACCCGACCACACCTCTACGTGTCGTTGGCGAGATTTACGACCGGTTTTCCAAGCTGGTGGGTGTCGAAAAGCAGCAGGAACAGCGCGGTGCCGGCTTCAAGCTGGTGATCAACCTGAATTCCTCGACAAAAACGCTGCAAAACACCGAAGTCGAGGTGCTGGACGTCGAATTTACCCCGGAACCCGACGAAAACACCCCGTCGTACCTCGTGAACCACTCCAAAACTGCTGAAATGCTGGCGGCGCTATGAGCGTACTTGAATACACCCCCGCGCCGTCGGTCGAGCCGTTCCTGACCAGCGACAAATTCCAGAATTTCATCGTCGGACCCGTGGGGTCGGCCAAAACGACGGCATCCATCGTCAAGATCGCGTACGAAGCGTCCAGAATGGCCCCATGCCGTGACGGAATACGGCGGAGCCGCTGCGTCGTGGTGCGTAACACCCGGCAGATGTTGTGGGACACGACCATACCGGACTTCCTGAAGTGGTTCCCGAACGGTGATGCAGGCACACTATATAAGACAGACTCGAGATTTCTGCTGAAGCTGGATGGTGTGGAGTGCGAGGTGCTGTTCCGTGGCCTCGACGACGCAGACGACGTGCGGCGGCTGCTCTCCCTCCAGTTGTCGTTCGGGGTGTTGGACGAGTTCAGGGAAATCAACCCCGACGTGTTCAACCAGTTGACCAGCCGGTTGGGGCGGTACCCTGACGGGATGATGGTGCCGCACCGTCCGGAGTGGGGGTACGACGACAAGGGGAACCCGATCCAGGGATGTGTCGACGACGACGGTCGCCAGATGAAGAAGGTGTGGGGCGCGACGAACCCGCCAGACCGGGACACGTTCTGGGAACAGTACCTGTCGGATCCACCAGACAACTGCCACGTCACGATCCAGCCGAGCGGGCTGTCGCCCGAGGCGGACTGGGTGCGGCACCTGCCGAGCGGGTACTACGAGGACATCATCGTCGGCAAGACCGAGGAGTGGATCGACGTCTACGTGCACGGCAAGTGGGGCAAGTCGCTGTCAGGCATGCCGGTGTTCCGCTGCTTCGACCGGGACATCCATGTGGCCAAGACGCCGCTGATCGTTCAGGCGAGTACGTTGATAGTCGGAGTCGATGCAGGACTGAACCCGACGGCGGTCATCACACAGCCAACGTACAACGGGCGGGTGCTGGTGCACAAGGCGATCACCGGGACGGACACCGGGATGGGTGCGCTGCGATTCATCCGGGAAAAGCTGAAGCCGACACTGGCGGCGGAGTTCGCAGGGAAGCAGGCGATGATCGTCATCGACCCGGCAGCGTTCCAGCGGGCGCAGACCGACGAGCGCACGGTCGCGGATATATACAAGGCGGAGGGGTTCATGGTGAAGCCCGCGCTGACGAACACCCTCGCGGCGCGGCTGGCTGTGGTCGAGAGCTACATGACGCGGACGGTCGAGGGGCAGCCGGCGCTGCTGATCAACGCCAGCGAAACGGAGCTGATCAAGGCGCTGGCGGGCAAGTACCGGTACAAGATCAACACGAAGGGCGTGCAGGACGATGTGCCGGAGAAAAGCCATCCGTGGAGCGATTACGCGGACGGGCTTGAGTACGCCTGCCTGCAGCACGACGGCGGGGCAGCATACGGCATGGCGGTGACGACGGCGCGGAGGGAGATAAAGCCCGCCCCGCTGGCGTGGGCGCGGTGTTGATGCGCCGAGATGTGATACAGTAGCGGGAAATTTATCGCAGGGACGAGCACATGGCCGGATTGAACCTCAACGGGATTCTCCCTACCCGCAGTCTGCGGGATATTCTGGAAGACGAGAAACGCGAGGCGGAGCTGCGACAGCAGCAGCCCGGCATACAGTCCCTGGCCAGCCACGTCAAGAAAGTGTGGGAGGCGGCGCGAACGGCCAAGCAGCAGACTGTCGAGCAGCGGCTCCTGACGAACCTGCGACAACGCCGGGGTGTGTACGAGCCAGACCTGCTGGCGGAGATCAAGAAGACCGGCGGCTCGGAAATCTATATGATGATCACGAGCAACAAGTGCCGGGCGGCGTCGGCGTGGTTGCGTGACACCCTGACTGGCTCCCGCGACGAAAAGCCGTGGATGATCGACCCCACACCGCTGCCGGACCTCCCGCCAAACCTGCACCGCGCGGTCTACGACGCGGCGAACCAGAAGGCGATGCAGGTCGAGGCGATGATCGGAGCGCCGCTCACCGAGCAGATGGCCAGGGAGCTGATCGAGCAGGTCAAGTCGACCATGATGGTCGAGATCAAGGAGATGGCGAAGGAAGCTGCCGGTCGGATGGAGATGAAGATGGAGGACCAACTCGAAGAAGGCGGGTTCTCCAGAGCCTTCGCAGAGTTCATCGACGATATCGTGACGTTCCCGGCGGCGTGCATCAAGGGGCCGACACTGCGGCGCAAGCCGCGAATGGTGTGGAAGGAAACCGTGGTCGGCGAGTACGAGCCGGTGGTGGTCGATGAGATCGTCCCGACATGGAGCCGCGTCGACCCGTTCAATCTGTACCCCGCGCCGAACAGTACCCACCCCGATGACGGCGACCTGATCGAACGCCACCGGCTGACCCGCACGTCCCTGTCCGAGCTGATCGGCGTCGAAGGGTATGACGAGGGCGCGATCAAGGCAGTGCTTGACGACTACGGACGCGGCGGGTTGCGCGACTGGCTGGCGGTCGACTCGTCCAAGGCGCAGGCCGAGGGCAAATCCGTCTCCGCCGTGCTGAACAACCCCGAGGCCGAGATCGACGCGATCCAGTACTGGGGCGCGGTACAAGGCAAGATGCTCATCGAGTGGGGCATGACCGAAGACCGTGGCGAGCCGCTCGATCCGTCCAAGGAGTACCACTGCGAGGTGTGGCTGATCGGACGGTGGGTCATCAAGGCCATCCTCAACTACGACCCGTTCCATCGCAAGCCCTACTTCAAGGCGTGCTTCGAGGAAATTCCTGGCGCATGGTGGGGCAACGCACCGCCCGACCTCATGCGCGACTGCGCGAACATGTGCAACTACGCCGCACGGGCGATGGCGAACAACATGGGCATCGCTTCCGGGCCGCAAGTCGGCGTCAATATCGACAGACTGCCGCCGGGAGAAGACCTGACGCAGATGTTCCCGTGGAAAATCTGGCAGTTCACCAACGACCCAATGGGCAGCGTCGCGAAGCCGATGGAGTTCTTCCAGCCGCAGAGCATGTCCGGCGAACTGATGGCGATCTTCGACAAGTTCTCGATGCGCGCCGACGAGGATACAGGCATCCCCCGGTACATCACAGGCGACAACGCGGGCATCGGCGGCGCGGGGCGTACGGCCTCCGGCATGTCCATGCTGATGAGCAACGCCGGAAAGACAATCAAGCAGGTGATCTTCAACATCGACACCTATGTTACCAAGCCGCTGATCGAACGCCTGTACTTCTACAACATGCAGTACGCCGACGACCCCGACCTCAAGGGCGACGTCAACATCGTCGCTCGCGGAGCCAACAGCCTCGTGGTCAAGGACGCCGCGCAGGTTCGGCGCAACGAGTTCCTGCAGGTGGTGCTCAGTTCTCCCGTCGTGCAGCAGATCGTCGGCATGGAGGGTATCGCTGCGCTGCTCCACGAACAGGCCAAGACGCTGGACATGGACGCCGACGCCATCGTACCGTCGTCTGAAGCGCTCCAGCTCAAGCAGCTTGAGGCGCAGATGCAGCAGGGCATAGCTCCGCCACCGGTTGAGAGTGGGCCACCGGGTACCGGTGCGCGCCAAGCGGCTGACCCACAGCAGAACAAGCAGCAACTGATGACCGGGGAGCCGGTCACAGACAACATGGGTGCGCCGGGAAAAGCTGAGGGGTTCGCCGAAGGCGGCGAAGTAGGCGAACCCCGCAGTGGAGTAGCTCTTCAAGGCCGCGATGCAAGACCTGCAAACACAAACATACCTGCTACCCAAGACACCGCGTTCAGGGCGATTGGACAAGGGGGTATGGATGACTTTCTCCACAGTGGGATAGCTAGAAATAATCCGGCGGGGCCGTTTGCTGGTAGTGACTTGTACGCGTCTGCTAATTCCCCACTAGCTAGATATGTAGATGGTAGGGCTGCAGGTAGCCACGTACTTGAGTTTCAGCCATCGGAAGGCGCTACTACTACCCGCAACCATAGTATGAACCACGTACGTGAGCCAAATTTGCCTGACCGATACTTTGGTAGAGTTCGAGTCCATGAGCAAACCGCCCCCGGACAATACCGTGTAGCTTATGACAACTTTAACCCGATTAGCCGTGGACTGCGCTCGCTTGGCGCTGGGTATCTAGCTCCTGCTGCAATAATGGGAATCCCCGAAGCCGCCGGTAAGGGGCTGCTCCGTATGGCTGGCGGAGGACAGCGCCCGAATGTCGAAGATTTTGCCCGCGATTTTGGTAGTTCGGTTTCGCTTGGGGTTATTCCAGATGCGGGGCCTGTACCAGAATACCGCTATGGTGATAACCCAGAGTTTACGCCTCGCGGCGCACCCCCCAATAAGAGAACACAATGAGCACCGAAATCCCGGTGTGACCAGTAGTTTGACTTTTCTTAGGTACATCGCATGAGCACCGAAATCTTCGTAAACGACCAGATTGTTGCACACGTAGACGACGACGGGTACATCACGGACCTTACCGTCGAAGGGCAGCGAATGCACTTTGTTCAGTCGCCCAGATGGGATGACCTGCGGTTTCCCGCGCAAGGGCTTAACCCGGCGGGTCAGGCCGCGCCACCGACTATCGACAATACTACCTTTCCTGGAACACTTCTGTTCTCCGGCTCGATTATCAATGGCCAAGGGGGCGTCGCACAGATGCCGCACGCGTGGGAGAAAGGGACGGCGGTTCGCCCGCACCTGCACTGGTCGAAGACCACCAGCGTCTCCGGCGGCGTCGTGTGGCAGTGGCGGTACACAAAGGCCAATATTGGCGACGTGTTTGGCGCATACTCCGCGTGGATAGACGCAGTACCAGCGGTGCCCCACAGTGATACGGCCAACAAACAGGCGCTTGACGCCTTCCCCGAGCTGGACATGACGGAAAACCGGGAGTCTGCGGTGATTTGTTGGGAGTTTCGTCGCAACCCGACCGTGGGGGGCGACACTTACGGTGCTAACGCCCGACTGTACGAGTTCGACATCCACTACCAAGTCGGGAAGCTCGGAACAGTGACCGAAATCCCGGTGTGACCAGTAGTTTGACTTTTCTTAGGTACATCGCATGAAACAAGCCGCCGAAATAGTATCTGTCCTGTTCCTGTCCCGCGAACAGGCCCACCGCGCCCA